GGTGAAGGCCGAGCCAGAGCCACCGATCATCCACTCTTCGACCTGCTCCACGCTTTCCCCAACGATGAGATGGGAGCCGTGGACTTCCGGTCCACCCTGCTGAATGACGCACTGCTCTATGGCAATGGTTTCGCCGAGATTGAGCGATACGCCAATGGGTCAGTGCGTGCGTTGTGGTGGTTGCCAGCGCAGTATGTCACCGCTCAACGAGATTCCGATGGCGCGATCTGGTACACCTTTGCGGCAGGCACAGAGGACCAGACGCACCTACCAGCACGGAACTGCTTGCACATCCGCACGGGTCCGCTGGATGAAAACGGCATCATGGCGGTGTCGGTCCTGACTAGGGCGGCGTCCAGCCTTGGCCTGAACCTTTCAGCCGAAGGCGTGGCGCAGGCGATGATGGACCAAGGCATCAAGTCCGCTGGTGTGCTCCAGCATCCTGGACGATTGAGCGCTGAAGCGGTTGACCGGTTGAGATCCGATTTCACCCGCGTCCACTCCGGCACCGAGAATGCCGGGAAGGTGATCGTCCTTGAGAACGGGATGACCTTCAACCCGGTCCAGACCACCGCCACCGACAACCAGTTCCTTGAACAACGCCAGTACGCTGTGCGTGAGGTGGCGCGTTGGTTCCATGTGCCACTCAGCAAGTTGAAGGCGATTGACTCCCCCGGCTTCAAGACTATCGACAGCGAGCAGCAGCAGTTCCTGACGGACTGTCTCCAGCCAATCCTGATACGCATCGAGCAGGAAGTGATGCTCAAGTGCTTGTCCACCGTGGAGCGCAGAACGCACAAGGTGGAGCACGACCTGAACGGGTTGCTGCGTGCCAACATTGAGCGACGGGTGCAGGCGATGGCGGTGGCTCGCAACTGGGGATGGCTCTCGGCCAATGACTGCCGCAAGTTGGAAGGCCTCGATCCTATCGGTCCTGAAGGTGATCAGTACCTTCAACCGCTCAACATGCAGCCTCTCGGCAAGGGTGTGGGTGCCAGGGCTCCAGCCGGGGAATCTCCGGTTATTGACTCCTCCTTCTCGGATGTCGATGTGTCGGAGACGGATACCGAGAGCGGATTGCAGCCGGCAATGCTGGACATGTCCGCACAGACTCCAGATGTCCAGCCTCAACCGCAGCAAGATGTGCAAGCTGCTGCGCTTAATGGCGCTCAGGTCACCGCGCTTGTCGATCTGGCGCTCAAGGTTGCCGGCGGATTGCTGCCAAAGTCTGCCGCTATCGCCATTGCGAAGGCCGCATTCCCGTTGGTTGGCGATGCCACCATTGCCGCGATATTCGGAAACATCAAGGAACTATCACCGGAAGAGATGGCCGCAGGAGCAGCGGCTTCATCCGGCAAGGCCCCCCCGGCGCCGGTTGCCACAAATTCCGGCACATCCACCCCGCCGGCAGGCTCCGGCGTCGGGGGCTGACAGGAGCATCACATGGAACGCAGACTTTCCAGACTCACCGGCGTTGATCAGGAAGCAAAGACCTTGCGAGGTCTAGCCGCTGTGTACAACAGCGACAGTGAAGACCTTGGTGGCTTCATCGAGCGGATTGCTCCTGGTGCGTTCAAGCGTTCCATGGACTCCGCGCAAGATGTCAGGGCGTTCTGGAGCCATGACAGCCGGCTGCTCCTTGGCAGGCGATCCAACGGCACCTTGCGCTTGAACGAGACCAGCCAAGGCCTTGAGGTGGAGATCGATCTCCCCGACACGGGATTCGCCAGGGATCTGGCGGAACTCACCAGGCGTGGTGACCTCGACCAAATGAGCTTCGGCTTCACTCTGCCATCACATTCCAGCGATTCATGGGAGCCACACGAGTCCAACCCGAGGCTGAAGCGCCGGACGATTCATGACTTGGTGCTGCATGAGGTCAGCGTTGTGTCCGTGCCAGCCTACCCTGAGACCAGCGTGGCTATCCGATCCATGCAGGAGCATCGCAAGCTTCAAGACACGGATGCCCTGAGCATCATGTTGGCGTTGCGAACGCTGACAGTTCGGCGCGTCAGATAGGCTTTCTAGCAAGTTGTTCATTCAACGAGGGGTTTTGTCATGTCGAAAGATCGTGTTGAAGAGAGACTCCGGACGCTGTTGTCCGTGGTCGAGACCAGGGAACTAACTTCGGAAGAGAGGTCTGAATTGGACGAATTGAAAGCTGGCTTGAGTGATGTGAACGAGCGCCTCGGCGCTTTGGAAGCCGAGACAGGCGAGGTCGCCGACGACCTCAGCATCTCAGCCGACGCTGCCGCCGCCGCCGAGGATGCTGTCGAGGAGGCCGAGGCGCGCAGCGTTGCACCTGTGGAAACGCCGAAGCCTGTTCCCCAATCCACCCGGATGGTGAAGCCTGGCGCTCCCAAGTTCGTGCGCGATCTGAACGACAGCGCCGCCATCGCGCGTCGTGATCTGGCCTTGCGCGGTTGGTTCCTCCAGCCTGCCGGTCTGGCCACCGACAGCATGGTCAAGGCCGCTCGTGAGATCGGGTTCGATCTGACCAAGCGGATGCAACCGCTAACCTTGTCGGCCAAGCCGATGACCTTGCGTGGCACCGATCCGCAGGCAACCACCCCGGGCGCCAAGGGTGGATTCCTTGTCCCCACCGAACTGCTGGCCAGCGCGTTCGAGAAGTACATGCTGTATACCGCCAACCTGCGGAACTACTGCAAAGTGCTTCGCACCGATGGTGGCCATGAGATCGACATCCCGACCGTTGACGATACAGCGGTGAAGGGATCGATTGTGGCGGAAAATGCGCAGAAGCCAGTGTCCGATGTGACCTTCAGCCAAGTCCAACTGAAGGCCTACAAGTACACCTCCGGCATCGTGCTGGTGTCGATGGAGCTTCTGCAAGACAGCGCCATCAGCATCCCCGAGCTGCTGGGTGAACTGCTTGCCGCACGCATCGCGCGGATTCAAGCGGATCACTTCGCACTGGGAACGGGAACGGGTATGCCACAGGGTATCGCCGTTGGGGCTGGCGACGGTGGCACTACCACTGCTGCTGGTGCCATCTCGGTGGACGACTTGCTCTCCTTGCGCAACAAGGTGGACTTGGCGTATCGCCAGAATGGTGCGTTCATCATGAGCGACGCCACCCTGGCAGCGGTGCAAAAGCTGCGCTATGCCACCTCGGGTGAGCCGGTGTTCGTCACCGACTACCGCGACCCGATGGCACCAGTGCGGTTGTTTGGCCACCCCATCGTGATTGACAATAGCCTGCCTGCTGTCACCACCGCTGGCGGTGTGGCCGCTGTGTTCGGCGACCTCAGCAAGTACATCATCCGCGACGCCATGGGCTTGACCCTGAAGCGCTCGGATGAAAGGTACTTCGAGTTCAACCAATCGGCCTTCCTGGCAGAGATGCGAACCGATGCCAAGGTGGTCAACAACAAGGCCATCATGGCCATGAAATGGAAGTAACCGTCGGCCTCTGAAAGTCATGAGGCCGGCGGGGAAACTCGCCGGCCTCTTTTCGCAAGGGAGACGACGATGTCCATGGTTCAACTGCAAGCGCTGGAATGTATGGCAGCGCCGACCTTTTTGATTATGCCTGGCGACTTGTTCGAACGGGACAAGGCCGAGGCGCATGATCTGGTCAAGGCCGGATATGCCATCGTGGTGGAAGGCCAGCCACACAAAGACGAAGACCACCACGACAAACCCGCACGCAAGGTGAGGGGCAGCAAGTGAGAATCGCCGGTTATACGTCTGCGCCGGCGTATGGCCGGCCAATCATCCAGCGCATTGGCAAGCCATCGGCTCCAGCCGTCAGCCTGGAGGACATGAAGCACCATCTCCGGGTGGATGGTGGCGATGATGATCTATACATTGCCGGCCTCACAAAAGCGGCGCAGACTTATTGCGAGGATCATTGCCGCATCTCGATCACTCATCAGCGGTGGCGGGTGCGGTTCGATCATCTACCAGACACTACCTACCTTGAACTTCCCCGGCGTCCTCTGGTGTTGGCCAGTGGCGGAACAGCCGCCGGCGATGTGGTTCTGTATGTGAATGGTCAGCGACCCACAGCGGACTGGCTGAGTGTGAGCTCCGGGAATTATCTAATCATTGCGCCAAGGCGGCATGTGTCAGGTGACACAGGTGAGGAGCAACCATCGCCAGTGTTGACGGTGACGGAGTACGACGATCAGGGAGAAATCGTTGAGACAGCATGGAACCCGACTGACCACCACTTCAAAAGTTGGGATGCCAATCCTCCATTGATCTCGTTGGAATCATCGCCACCGATGGC